GGTTTCAGCTATTTGCTGCGTAGAGGGTTCCGGTGGTCACGGTGGAAGCCAGTGTTGATACACCTGATTCAATTGTAATAATCCAGTCTTCGTTAAGAATTAACTGGCTATGCATGAAAGTGTATCCTACTGTACCACGTTGACCCAAGGGATCGGTTCCGCTAGGTGTCGGGCGTACAACTTTAGGAACGATGCTGTCCATCCCTCCGATAGTTGCAGTGCCTACGGCATCTTTTGCGAAAATCACAATCGGGTAAACTTCTGCCCGAGTACCATTAGCATCTTCTACTAGAGAAGTTCCTGTAGCACCTGCACCGATTGAGTTATCACCGTTATAATCAAAAGCAACTGCTTGAGTGGTTACGAGGAAGCGTACTCCCTTGTAGGAACCAATCTCATAGTCCATTGCTTGTGAACTATTGGCGTACTGCTCGACAGGTACGAAACCAGCTAGATTCTCTAAGTCGTAGCGTAGAATCGGGTGGCAAATCGCAACATAGCTAGGTCGGAGAGGTTGCGTTGCAACATCAGGAGTTGCGGCTAGCATCTCTGTCAGCTTCTCTGCGTCCAGACCCTCTAAGTGTCGGATTGCTGCGTCAAGATCAGCAGTAGTTACTACCGCATTCACTTGATCTCGTTGAGTATTCTTTACACCACCAGTGGTTCCAGCATAGATCGTATTCGCAGGATTGCGGAACGTCTTGTAGCAGAGTAGGTCGATTACTTCTGCAGCTTGCTGCGCTTGTCTCTCTGTAATGATACTGACGTATGGGTCTTGACCAAGGATTTCCATCAGGTCTGTCACCGGGACGTATCTACCATACTGACGGATGGTTGTGCTGATGACTTCGCTTTCTAGCTGGTCAAAATCGGGAGTCACACCCTCACCCAACGGTGTATCATTTAAAGGAAATTTCTTATACCGTCTATGTCGCATGACGTTGCCATCATTACGACCTTTGGTATCTTTTTGAGCAAACCGTGCAAAGGTTAAGTTCTTTTTCGCAACGGGCAGCATCTTTGACTGAATCGTGAGTGCGTCTTCCGTACTCAGGTCTCCGTAAAGATTACCGCTAGTCGTTGCGAATGCGGTAGTTGTAATAGCCATTTTAATCTCCTAGTTATCCTGTATTCATTAGTTGTGACCAGAACTTACTTTTATCGTCTAAAGAAGTAATTCCAGCCTTTGGTCGTTCGGGTGCCGATTTTCGTGAGACAACACTACTGGCAGCTTTCCGTCTTTCTATTTTCTGAAGATCTGGCTCTGGAGAAGAGGCTACGGGTTGCGTAGGTTCTTGACGTTTTGCTTCGTCTGGATATTCAAAAAGAAAAGATCGCATCAGGTCTACAAAAGCATCTGGACTGGCAAAGTTCGTAACCACCGATTTACGATAGTCACTCCCCAACACCCATTGGGCAAAAGTCGGAGAATCAAAATCGATATCTCGAGCGTTTAAAATCCCAAGTTGTTGGTTCGCCAGTTGGTGCCTTTTGGACAAAGAGTCCTGCACCTGTCGTCGTTCCCTCTCTTTTCTGAACTCCTGAATCTCCGGGTCTACCTGCTGTTGCATCTGCTTGATACGCTTGTCCAACAGGGTGGTCATTCCTCGAAATAGTTCAGGAAATGCCTCGAGTTCGTCTCGAACGTCTTGCGGCAAATCTTCTAGCAACTCCTGCAGATTGGGCACCGGGTCAGTTGGTACGTTCTGCTTCGGTTGGGTCTCCCGGTTTTTCTTGAGGTCTTCGACCTCTTGCTGTAACCGAGATAATGATTCGTTCATCTCCTTGTTTTCAGCCTTTAACTTGGAGATGAATTCTTGTGAGTCTCGAAACCGTTTGGCTAACTTGGGGTCGTTCTCCAAGCTAGGTTCTGGTTTCGGCTCTGGTTTGAGTTCCGGTTCCGGTTCCGGATCTGGTTCGGGTTGTGTTGTGCTCTTTCCTACAGAAATCTGAGTCCAGATATCTTCCTTAGAGAGTTCAGCAGAAGGTTGTTCTACTTCTTCATCGGTCGATGGAACTTCTTCCAATTTTTCTGGATTGGTCATTCGTATCTCGAGAAAGGTTTTGGACGTAGTCGGGATAGTTTAAAATCTCTTGAAATGCCTGTATCTTCCCAACCCTTGAGTTATGCTGGGCTAGACCCTCCGGGGTCACCAGTAACTTGAGTCGTTCCACTTCCTCCGCTATTCGGGTTCGTAGCATCTCCTTGAGGTGTAGCCATAGCTTCTGCCCCCGGAGGACCTGCAGTTCGTCGTTGGTTAGGGGGTACGTTTGCCCCTTGGTTTGTTGCCATTTGTTCACGTTCCATCTCTCCTAGTACCTGCTGGAGTTGTTGTTCCTGTGCAGCTTGTTGTTGTTGAGCTTCGACTTCCTGCTGGTATCTCTGCTGGGCCATTCTCTGCTGTTCTTCTTTCAACATAATCGAAAGGTCTGAGAAGTCAGACGGTTGGATCATCTGGCCCATGTCCATCATCTTGAGAATTCGTTGTATCTCTAGGTCTCGTCGTTGTTTCCCGATGCTGTGTCTTTCTTCCAGTGCAGAGTCTAAACGCTTTAATTGTTCGTCAATCTGTCCTTCTTGTAGTTTCTTTTGAGCCTCCATCTGCATCTGCATCTGCAGCATTTGCTGTTTCTGCTGTTCTGCTTGCTGTTTTTCTTCTGGAGTCTTCAGTAGTTCATCCGGTTCCAAATTAAATGCGTTTAAGATCGGCTTTGCTAGACGTTCAATCCTAATCTCTTCCGCTAGGCCCGGTAACTGTTGGAGAACCTGCATGAACTGCAGGAGTTGCTGGTTGTGAACTTCTTCAGCGATATAGCGTTCGTAGCCTGTGCAAAGTGCGTCTGCATCACAGTGGAATTCCGGATCGTCGGTATCTACCAAGATCCATCGATAGATTCCATTCAATGTGTTTCGCATCATCTGCGAAATCGATTGAACTACGGAAGCAGTGCTACGGGCCTGATTCCGATCTAATATGGACATACCAGTAGCGGTACGGGTCTGGTAGGATGCGGTCTGACCCAAGCCAATTGGAGACTGACCGGAAGAAAGATTGGCTTCTCTCTGCAGAAACTGCATCAACTCCATCAGTCCGTTGGTCACGTCTGGAATCAATACCGGGCGAAATGCGCCAGAGACATCGGCACCCGGTGCGAATTGCCAGACTTTACCGGGATAGAGATCTGTAGGATCTTCGTTTGCTGCCAACTGGCTAGAATCCATACCAACCATTGGGACCGAAGACATCTCCTTGCCTTCGACGTACATGCTCATCGCAAAATTGATTAGGCTCTGGATATCTCGAATCGACCAATAGATACCGTCACCCCAAATAGAATGGGTGTTGTCGTGCCAGTAACAGAAATGGTAAGGAATCTGCCCGTCATACGGATTGATAGAGGCTTTAATTACACGATTCCCAAGAACAGTCACACAAACTGGTGCCACCTCGAGAATACCGAGAGCATCTTCATCGATGTAACCTTCTAAGTCATCCCGGTCAAGGGTTCCCCAAAACTCCAAGAGTTCGTACTCTTTTTCAGCTTCCTGATAAGACTCTTGATGGGGGTTGATTGGTCGAGAAAGTTCGTAGCCACCTATCGTGTACTTGTTCTCCAGTACATCGGCTACAGCTTCCGGGTCATAGCCATATTCTTCTGTCAGTTTTTGTCTGGCTTGAACGGATGATATTTGTGTACGTTCTACGATGTAACTGAGATCCTGCTCGTTATCTGCTTCAGGAGACGGATAGAGGTTAAAAATAGAAACAAACTTAGCTGTCGGTAAGAGTTCTGCTTCTACGGCACTCTCGATACTCTCAAGTCTTCCAGAGAACTTGCCTGAATACACAGGGTAGTTCCTGCGAATCAGCACCGGGGACTTCAAAACCCCAGTGCCATGCAGGATCATCTCGTGGATGGCTCTGCCGATTTCTGTCGTAAAATCAGTTTGATCAAGAATATCTCGAATCCTGTCTTCCATGTTCTGGGCACGATCCCGAAGGATTTGGTGAATAGGAAGATGGTTGCTGAGTTCCTTGATATATTCAGTCTTCTCCTTATCCGACATCATTGGCATCCCTTCAGCCATCTGGTGGATGTCTGCAGGAATAAACTTAGGAGTACGGGCAGGAACCACCGAAAACGGGATCTTGTTATTCTGGAATAACATCCCGTTGATCTTGATATGAGCCGAGGTCACCTCCCTTCTAGTCAAGTTCATGTAGGGTGCATTCCTGCCCGACTCTTTACGGAGTTCTTCTACATAGATGCCATTGTAAGCATCTTCCCCGGGTAGCCATCGTTCATCTTCTATATTGCGTCGATAGTCTCGAGACTCTTCAAACTTATTACGAATCAGGGTCGCTAGCTGATCTTCGCTATAATCCGGATCGTCCGGTGGGGGAGGGGAAACCTCCGTATCCGTAATTGGAGTTACGTCAATCAAGATCTGTCTCCAGTTCGTTTAGAGTATCTAATAAAACTTCTGCGACTCTTTCGTTTATTTCGATTAACTCAAAAGAAGAAAAGGTCTCTTCTTGCTTCTCCTGAATCAGTTCTCGCCACTCGGCTAGTAAGAGTTGTACGTTAGACATGGACATAGTGCCGATATTCGTTCTTTCTTGAAGAGTACTCTGGTAGTAGTGGACCTCTTCGTCCGGTAGCTGGATGTCGTATCATTCCCCAACAAGCTAACCCTAGCGCAAATACACAATCGTCATGAGCACCTGTGTTTGCCGCTTCTTTGCCGTTTGGAAGGGTCACAAACGTCATAAGTTCATCTACGAGTACTCGACTTTTCAGCGTAATTTCTTCTTCTCGAAGTAATTCTCGGATCGTGTCAACTAACTGGGGTCGTGTCTTTATTGTAGTTAAAAACCCAACCCTCTTTGTGCGCTTCTGCCCTCTTTCATCCAGCCTCATCTCGTTGTACAAGTTCGTGTAGTGATGCTTGTCCAACAGGGAGCGCAAAGTAACCAATCCGTGGTTGTTCCGTTCAACGACCAACATGGCTTCGTTGTAATACTGGGCCAGTGTGACTAGTTTCCATGCCAACTGATCGGGATCTGTCTTTGTCCTAAGTTGTGCTACTTGCTCGAAAGTTAGACCGTCAAACACACAGGCAACAGACCAATCGGTGTCACGGTCGTTAACCTCAATGCCTTCTGCTACGTCACATCCAATCCGGTATTCTCGTCCTTCAATCGGATCGATGTAAATCTCCAGTTCCCCGGTAGGGTGGGGGTCCAACGTATACTTCGGAATGTTGGTACCCGGAGAGTAGCGATTCGTAGGCAACGTCATCTTCACTGCAGACTTTTGAGTGCTTAAACGTTGCCGAATTCTTTCAAGGATCTCCCGGTCAAAAACCATCCGCCCAGAGGCTAGGAAGGCTTCTCGATCTGAACTGGGATAGTCCTGATGGAACTGATCAAGTGATCCTTGACAGTTTACGTCGATGGAAAGTCGTCTCCATTTCAGGTGTTCTAATGACACCCCGAAAGTCTCAAGACCCGCATCCCCAAGATCGTACTGAACGGTTTCCGTCAGTAAGCGTTCCTCCTCTTCTCCCCCGTACCGTGGCTCTGTGCCTACGGTTTCTTTAAAGGCTTCCTTCTCTGCGTCTGACTCAAAGGGCAGCTTGTAGTCATCAAAAACATACCAAGGGAAAAATGTGGCTTCCCATCCACCTTTATTTTCCCCGGTTTGTGCGGACCAGTAAGACTCGTAGAAGTAGCCACCCATGCCTCGTGCGGTGGACTCAATGAGAACTTCCGTACCCTCGGCAATGGCTACGTTGCGGAGTAGTGCCCCGGAATAATCGAAAGCGTTCTCCCCCCAACGGGATACCTCGGAGCAGTGCAAAAGCTTGATCTGGTCCCCAACGATGTCGGTGCCCCCAGCAGTACCTAGACGAAACCTGACGTTCAAGTCACTGAAAGAAAGTTCTCGTTTTCCGGAGTAGCCTTCCTTCGGCCTGAGTGGTGCCGGGTAGTGCTTCAGCATCAAACGAACCATGTTAAACAGGGTAATCGTCGTAGGCTCATCATGGGCTACGATGGCTACCCTCATGTTCTGTCCAATCAATGCTGCCCGGAAGAATCTTGCTAGGCAGTACGTTGAGAGTCCGCTACGTCTTGGCTTGAGGATTACTTGCCGAACAAACCCGGTCTCTTTCTTCTGCTTTTCACATCGGTAGTGCAGAATTCGTTGAACGGTATTCAACGTAAAAGGAATCAGGTCTCCGGTTCCGAAACGTTCAATTCGGAATTTCTCGAAATGCCAAAGAGGGTCGTCGGTAAGCTTTCTTAGTACTTCTTGAAATGCGTCTTTTGATGGCACGGTCTGCAGCTACCCAGAACTTGATCCCGTGATGCATAAACATGCTACGGACGTATTCAAGATTGTAGGGTGGAAAGAAGCGATGATGGCAATAAGCAATAGCAATTAAGTTCTGGTTGGGGTAGCAAAACTTATGCGACAGTAGCTGTCCTAGTAGTGCCTTCCAATTCTCATACTTCTTAGCTTCGATTATGCTGTTGCCGACGACCAGATCTGCAATTCCTGATTTTAAGTAGACTTCTCTTCGTCCACCAAGGTAGTTCTGAACGTAGTCTAGAACCTCAAATTCAAGAATTTCTGGCTGAATCGGCTTTGTCATCTTTTTATTATGAGCCTGATTATACCATAAAACAATTAAGTAGCAAACCGATTAGAGGCTAAATGCCAGTAATGATTCGTTAAATTGTCCGGTGTTTTTAATCAGTTGGCGCATTTGGTGGGCAACCTGTCGCACTTCGATTTGTGCATGGTCGCTTGCACGAAGTTGGTAGAAATGAACAAAGTTGCGGAAGTTAAAAGTAACTACATAGCGTAGTTGGTTGGCGTAGGGGAGGAGAAACCTAGCAGACTCTTTGGCCCGGGCACGAGAAAGCCCGGCAGCTTCTAGGTCTTTTATAAATAAGTGGTAGGATCGTTGTGCTGCCTGAACAAGATTAGAAGCAGATTCTTGAAGGCTTTCGGGCCAGTCATCGGGGATGTAATACGAATCCCTTTTTAATTCCTTATATCGAGCAGATTCAGAATTGATAGAAAGAGTGCGGTGTTTTAGTAGGTGGATGTGAGTAGCAAGGTCAGACTGCACCCGGAAGGAAAACATAGAGTGTTCAAAGGGGGTACCGTGGTGGTTCAATGCGAGATAACGAAGTAATCCGGGTATACGGTGCGAAGTCTCCTCGCTTATCTCTTGATTCGTACTAGCCCAAGCTGCACGGGCGTGAGCATGGTCACCCCCTACAAAATCAATAAGTTCTACCGTGTTGAGTTCTCTCATTTCTTGGATCGACCGGGTTGGTTTCGAGCACGGTTTTTACTGGCTTTTTCGTTAACCAGCTTGCCGCTTTTTGTATGGGACTTATCGTACCCTTTTGGACTGGGGTTTGTTTGATTCGCTTTATTCAGTTCTGCTCGGTATTTCTTTCGTTCAGGCGTTGAATGGTACTCTGAATCGTACTGTTTCTTGTG